CCATTTTTGGAAAGAAAAGCGATTTAACGCGTTTTTTATAAAAAATAATTATTTTTGCAATCGGAAGCGGTCAAGGGTCAACCGTGGAAACATCAACAATTAAAAACATTTTGCATTATGTCACTTATTTGTCAATGCCCGGCCGCCGCCGCAATCCCGACAATCCCGAATGTCACTTGCCCGGAAAATTTCGGCCAAATCCAAAAGGTCGCGTTCCAACGCTTGCGTAAAGCGGACGGAACCCGCAACAGTTTTACCACCCAAGCGTCCATCCTGTTGAAAGCGTCTTGGACCGCGCAATTGTCGGCGGCCGACGGCGGAAAAATCGTCATTTCCCCGTACATCAACGCACCGGCCGATTCCGGCGGCGACGCCCGTATGACGTCCGGCGGCAACGATGATTTGGGCGGCGTTGCCCAAGTTTTGGGCGGCAATCCCGTTCAATTCGACGGCCAATTGCGTTCCGTTCCGCAATCCGTCATTAAGGCGATGAAAGAATTGCAATGCGAAGCCAACGCGGGCAATCTTGGCATTTTCCTTTTCGACGAAAACGGGAAAATCGAAGCAATCAAGGACGGCGCGACCGATGGCACGTATTACCCGATTCCGATTCGTGGCCTTTTCATCGGGTCCAAGATTCACGGTAATTTCGACGCCAAGGATAACAACCCGATTTCTTGGCAATATCCGGACAATTATTCGGATGATTTGGTCATCCTTACCCCGACCGACTTTAACCCGCTTACCGATTTGGTCCCGTCCGAATAGTTATGAACGCCAAGACAACCACGGTAACGTTAACCGCCAACGGCGTTACCCGGGAATTTGAATTTTCCCACGCGGAACGGTTGTTGAGGATGCAAAACAACGGCGGTTGGAAATTGCCGGAAACATCGAAATTCGAATTTGTGGATTATGGGTTACGACGTCGCCAAGATAAAAAAGGAAATCGCGGAAAATAAGCGTTCCGCCGTTCTTTCCCGTGCGAAATTGCACCAAATGCGCATCAAATTTCACACGGTAAAGCGCGTTACGTCTTTCAATTCGCCGTACATTTCCATTCCGTTAACGCAATTCCTTGCGATGGCGGAAAATATCTTGCCGCACGATAAGTTTGTATTGTTCAAAGCACTTTTCCGTTATCCCATCAAAACGAACGAGATAACGGAAATATGCTTTGATAAGTTAAGCCGCATTTTCGACGGAAGAAACCCCGCGTTCAATTATCAATTCGCAAACACCGCCCAACGCGACGATTGGGAACAATACAGGCAAACCAAGTTGAACGAACCCGACGTATGGGCGACCAAGGGATGGGAATTTTTCAAATCCGAAATCAATTCCGTTTTGGTCGTTGACGTCGCCCGGGAACAGACAACAGAATTATCCGAACCGTATTTTTATTGGTTGCCGATTGACGACGTAATTACGTATAAGGCCGACCCGACAACGGGCCAAATGGATTTTATCGTGTTCCGTCGCCGTGACGAAATCGTTGTGTTGGACGATGAAACGTACCGCGTTTGGGACGATAAAAAGCACACCGGCCAATTGGTCGGTATGCCGACAATCGAAACCGCACACGACTTGGGTTATTGCCCGGCCCGGTTCTTTTGGAATGAACCCATTTCGTTGGATGAACCGGACGTAAAGGCGTCCCCGTTGTCCGCCGAATTGGAAAGTTTGGATTGGTTCGAATTTTTCCACATTTCCAAACGCCAATTGGACCTTATGGGCGCATATCCCATTTTGTCCGGGTACGAACAAAGTTGCGATTTCACGAACGCGGAAAACGGGGATTATTGCGACGGCGGGTTTTTGCGCGACAAACAAGGCCGTTACCGGTTGGATATGGCCGGATTACTGTTGCGTTGCCCGAAATGCGGAAACAAACGTATAATCGGGGCCGGTTCGTTCGTGGAAATCCCCGTACCGAACCCGGACGAAAACCAACCCGATTTGCGTAACCCCGTACAGATATTGAACGTTGACCGAAACGCCCTTGATTACAACGTTGAGGAACAAAAGCGGTTGCGCGAAGAAATCATTACGGCCGTTGTCGGTCAAGATGAAATCGTAACGAACCGTGACTCGTTCAACGAACAACAGGTACAAGCGAATTTTGAAAGCGTTACAACCGTGTTGAACCGGGTTAAAAAGGGTTTCGAAGCCGCCCAACAATGGGTTGACGAAACCGTTTGCCGGTTGCGTTATGGACGGTATTTCATTTCGGCGAAAATCAATTACGGAACGGAATTTTACTTGTATTCCCCGGATGAATTGCGCAAGCGTTACAAAGCCGCCAAGGATGCGGGCGCGTCCGAATCCGAATTGGATATGATGCAACGCCAAATTATCGAAACGGAATACAGGAACGACCCGATGCAATTGCGCCGAATGTTGGTTTTGTCGGAACTTGAACCATTCCGGCATTTGTCCCGCCAAGAGGTTTCCGAACTGTTTGACAAAAAGTTGGTTTCCGAACAGGATTTGCGCATTAAATTAAACTTTCCTAATTTTGTACGCCGATTCGAACGTGAAAACACCAACATTTTGGATTTCGGCGAAGCGATACCGTACAAACGAAAGATTGAAATTATTACGGCCGAATTTCGGAAATATGCCGATGAACAGAAACCCGAACCGGCCAATGTTTAACCAAATACCGTAAAGACGTATGATTACAAAAGACGGGCGCGATACCCCGATTGAAAAGTT